TTGATCCAACCTTTAACTTAGGACGAGGTTCTAGTTAATTTGGGAAAAGCACGATAGTGTGCTATAATATAATAAACGTAAATCGTTTGTTTCGTAAACAACGGAGAATATAATGAGTAACGAGAATGATGGATGGGGAACTGTTGAAGTTTCCGAGAACAGTGGGGAAGATACCCAAGTAGCTTTTGAGATTGAAGAAGAAGAAAATCAACCTATTAAAGTTGAAGAAGAGTTTGTAGAAGAAGAAGAGAAAGCTGAATCTGAACAACCTAAAGAACTTGAAGGCATAGAAACTAAGGGTGCTGAAAAAAGAATTAGACAGTTAGTCAAACAACGTAAAGAACGAGAAGAACAGATTAATGAACTTCTACGTCAGAACGAAGAACTAAAGCTAAATATCGATAAAAAAGAAAACGAAGTAAACAACATCGCTAGTCGTAGTGTAGGTTCTAGTGAGAGACAGCTTACTCAGAATATTGAATTAGCTAGACAGGCATATCTTCAAGCCTTTGACGAAGGAGATAAAGAAAAAGTTCTGTCGGCTCAAGAGATTTTAACTGCTGCTCAATCTGATCTTAAAACTGTTCAGGGATATAAAGCTAGTATTGCACATAGAATCCAACTAGCTTCTGAAAAAGAAGAAGAAGTCCCAACTCAAAGGCCGACCTTTGATCCTAAAGCAAATGAATGGGCTGAACGTAATGAATGGTTTGGAAAAGATACAGTTAAAACAGCAGCCGCTCTTGCACTTGATGCAGAGCTAAAGGGAGAAGGATACGATCCCAATGATGAAGAATTTTACCAAGAAATTGATCAACGTCTTAAAAAAGCCTTTGGTCAAAGTAAGAACCGTGTGCAGGAAACTGAAGAACAAAGTACTTCAGACACGTCACAACCTGCTCAGGTGGTGTCGGGGGCTTCACGCTCGTCTCCGTCCTCAAACAAAAAAGTCAAGCTCTCTAAAAAAGAAGTAAGCTTGGCTAATAAATGGGGTGTGCCACTTGAACAGTATGCCGCCGAAAAGCTGAAGGTAACTCAGGCTGACGGCGAATATACTAATGTAAATACGTAAGCGTGGAGGAAAGAATATGACACGAAATGAATCACGTACTGAGACAACGAGAGAACAGAATACTAGAGAAGATCAGTGGACCTTTGAAGAGCCTAATGCCCTAAACATTCCAGAAAATGTGCAAGCACGTTTTGATAATGAAGGCATGGCGTTACGTTGGATACGAGTCTCCCTTCAAGGTAAAGATGACATTGCAAATGTTGGTAAGAAATTACAGGCAGGTTGGGTGTTTGTGACTCCAGATGAAGTTCCCGAAATGTCTATTACATCCTTCGTGAGGGATGAAGGCAGGTATCAAGGCTCTGTGTGTCGAGGTGATGTAGCCTTGGTTAAAATGCCAGCCGGTAAAGTGAACGCTCGTAGAAAATTTTACGAAGGTAAAGCAAACGATCAGATGGAAGCTGTCAACTCTCAGTTGATGAAAAACTCTGACTCTCGTATGCCTATTACTAATACGAGTCGTTCTGTCACAACACGAGGAAGACAACCGTCCTTTCAGGACTAACTTTCTCATAATTAAGGAGATGAAACATGTCTACTACTAAAGCATTTCGTGGTTTCATTCCTGCTCGCAAAAAGAGTGGTGGCTACAATAATGAAGCCGTCACGGATATGATTACGTTGACCTCTACGGGTCAGGCGCAGTCGCCGTCCAACAGCATTTTCACTGGTGATCCGGTTGTTCTTCCGGGTGCAAACTTTGCAACGATCTCACCGTACATTGCTGCAACTCTTAAACCTTCAGGGGTTTTCATGGGTTGTCAGTATGTTGAAAATGGCGAACAGAAATTCTCTCGGTATTGGCCGGGGGGAGTGTCTGCCACGGACATTAAATTCTTTGTAATCACTGATCCAGATCAGACGTATTACATTCAGTCTTCTCTGTCGCTTTCTGCGGCAGAGCTTGCAATTGTCTTAAACTACAATGTAACCGTAAGCTCCACAGCTTCTTCCGGTAACACCAGAACAGGTCAGTCCAGTTACTACCTTGATGGTGCTTCTGGTACGGAAGCTTCTGCTGCTGTTCGTGTTATTGGGCGTGCTAAATACCCTGATGAAGCGGAATCGGATATATACCCAATTGTAGAAGTATGGCTTAACCATCATCGTGATCGTTTTGTGACGGCCACGGCGTCAACGGCTTAATAGGAAGGATTTATTATGGCTATTAATAGAGCTAGTATTAGCAAAGAACTCCTTCCCGGTCTTAACGCCGTTTTTGGAATGGAGTATGGAGAGGTTAATAACGAACATGAACCTCTTTATGATGTTGAAAACTCAGACAGAGCTTTTGAAGAAGAAGTCCTCTTCACCGGCTTTGGCACTGCACCCACCAAGGGTGAGGGTGCTGCGGTTTCTTATGATGACGCACAGGAAAGTTACACGGCTCGCTATACGGCGGAAACCGTTGCTCTTGCCTTTGCAGTTACCGAAGAAGCTATGGAAGACAACCTGTATGACACGTTTGCAAAGCTTCGTGCCAGAGGTCTTGCCCGTGCTATGGCAAACACCAAGCAGGTAAAGGCAGCTAACATCTACAACAATGGTTTCTCTGGAACTATTGGTGACGGTGCTGCTTTCTTCTCGGCTGCTCATCCGACGATTTCTGCAGGGCTTCAGTCTAACCTTCTTGGTGCGGCTGATCTTTCAGAAGCAACTCTTGAAACTGCTCTTACTGCTATTCAGAAGACTACGGATGATCGTGGTATTCTGGTAGGTGCAAGTGCTATTTCACTGCATATCCCAGTTGATTACTGGGCAGTTGCAGATCGTGTTCTTTCAAGCCCCGGTAACACTCAGACGAGTTCTGCTTCGGCTAATCCGAACAACAACGCCATCAACGCTACCCGTCACATGGGCATGGTTCCTGAAGGTTTCTTCATTAACCGTCGCTTCACTGATACGGATGCATGGTTTGTTAAAACGGATGTACCGAATGGAACTAAGATGTTCGTTCGGTCGCCGCTTCAGACCAAGATGGAACCAGACTTCGATACTGGCAACCTTCGGTTCAAGGCACGGGAGCGTTATAGCTTCGGTGTTTCCGATTGGCGTGGCTGGTATGGTAGTGCTGGTTAATCAGCTAATGAGGGAGGGTGGTTTCGGCCACTCTCTCTTCATTCTCAAGGGAGAATAATATGACTACAAATATTAAAGTAGCACAAAATGTAAGTAGTGATGGTGCTATTATAACTGGCTTTCGTTATGTGGATACTAATCTAACACTTGGAGATGAGGGTACGGGAAGTAACCCTACGCCAGCAACTACTCGTATTATGGCAATGCATGTATACTCCACTATTGTTGGAGATATTATTATTAAAGGCACAAAGCAGATTACAAATAAGACAGCAACGGGTACTGCGATTCGATATCGTGTTGCTGCTCTTGATTCACAGGATACTTATATCGGAGATATGGGCGTAGGTGTACATGGGATTGTAAGTCTTGCAACCTCCGGTGCAGCGGCAATGGCTCCAACCATTACACTATATGTTGGCTAGTCATGCCTGACTTTTCCTATCTAAAAACAGACTTGGTTAATACAACGGAGAATGACTCTACGGAGTTTTCTACGCAGGTATCTGCTTTTGTTAAGAAGACAGAGTTTAGACTTGTCAAAGACCTAGACGATGTAGGTCTTAATGAATATAATAGTGTGTCAGTCTCTGGTGGAAACGCAGGGGCTATTCCTTTAAATGACAGAGCTTTAATTGTACGCAATGTTAATTTTGTGGTAAGTAACGGCACCTCTGTTACTAATCTCTTACAGAGAACAACAGAGTATGTAAATGATTACTGGCCTGTAAGTGCTTCCACCGGGACGCCCCGGTACTATACACGCAAAAACAATTCAAGTATTAAAATTGTTCCTACCCCAGTTTCTGTACTTACAGTAGAAATAGAATCACAGTCACAGCCGCTTGCCCTTGCTTCTGCTACGGGAACCAGCGTAACAACCACAAACTACTTTAGTCAGTATTGTTATGAGGCTCTCTTTGCCGGATGTATGGTAGAGGCTACTATGTATATGAAGGATTGGACTACTCTGCCTGTCTGGCAGCAGCAGTATCAAACAGCAATAGATCAACTTCGCAATCAAGCAAGACGTACCAGACAGGATGACATGGCAGTTGCTGCTTCTCCTGCTGGTGGTCCCAACACAATTATACAAGGGAATCCATAATGGGAATTAAAATTGTACCAAAGCCTAAAAGAAAACCTCCTGTTCCTAAAAAGAAAAATAAAGATAAAATTAGTAAAGGGATGGGTGAAGACTACACTAAAATGCCAGTTGACGAGCCGGTTAAAAAGATGGGTGGTGGCTATATGAAAAAAGATATGATGGGCGGCGGAATGGTCGGCGGTCAGAAAAAACTAGATGCTAATAAAGATGGTATGATTACTGGTGCTGATTTTGAAATGATGGGTGCTAATAGAAAAAAGAATGGTGGTAAAATAAACTATCGTATGAGTGGTGGTAAGGTAGTGGATTCTAGCTATGACTAAAGTTAGGGGTAGATATGAAATTGTAAAAGCTGATCCTAATAGACCCCGTAGTATAAGAAATGTAGCTAATGTTAAGCAAGATTCTAAAGATAAAGGAAAGTTAGGAACAAGAAAACTTACAGGTAAAAACGTATCTAATATTGTAGGAAGGTCTGCTAAAACCGGACAAGTTCGTTCTAGACCAACTGATCTTAGTAGATATCCTAAACCTAGACTTATACCTAGACCTATAATTCCTACACCAGTAGGGGCTGCTATTGCTCTTGCTCCTCTTGCTTATGAGCAAACAAAAGAACAGCAGCAAGCTGGTAGTGACTCTATGGGTAAAACAATAGCTACTAGAATGAAAGATACTGCCGGAGATATTCAAGGTACTCCTGCTGAAATTGCAGCAGATAAAAAAAGAGCAGCAGCTAAAAAGAAAAGAGAAGCAGCAGCTAAAAAGAAAAGAGAAGCAGCAGCTAAAAAGAAAAGAGAAGCAGTAGCTAAAAATAAAATGTCTAATGAAGCTAAAAATGCTGAAGTATATGTAGACAGTGCTGTAACTTATGATATGGGAAATATACCTAAAGCTTATGGTGGTAAAGTTGTTAAACGTAATAAAGGTAAAAAAGTAGGAAGAGGTTGTGGTGCTGCCATGCGTGGTGGTGGAGCCGTAATGAAATCATAATATAAGGAGAAGTTAGATGGTTGGACCACATACACTAATTAAACGGCCCCATAACCTTGATGAGATTGTGGGTCGTCCCACTGGACAGGGATATGGTGCTGCTC